TCTTAACGCGCTGAGTATTTAAGTCTTTGTTTGGGATTACCTTGCCCGGACCTTGAGGAACAAACAATTCTGGACCAGCTTCTCCTACTAGATAGGGTCCTCCTCCCATTGCACCATTTTGTGCTGCTTGTATATAACCTCCTTGTTGAAGTCCAACCAAACCCCCTACCGTTCCGATTGCTGAACTCGCAATATCTGCAATACCCCCAAGTACCTGCTTAACAACACCCCATATGGCGGAAAAGAGGGTCCATATAGGTGTTAAAATCTTATCCCTTAAAAAGTGCCAGAATACTGTTAAAGGGTTTCTCATTTTATCCAATACATCATGAACAGCTGTAGCTAGCCAAATTATGGGGTCTACTAAGTAGGGTTTAATAAATACTCTATATACCCATCCTAGTCCATCTGCTATAGGTCTAATCANTTTCTCCATAAACCATGTACCTACTTCCTTTACATACCATATTAACATTTTAAAGAAATGACCTATAAACATCATTAATTTAAATAAAGGCCCTTCCAGAATATTTCCTACCTTTTCTCCTATAAACTTGAATAAATTACCTATTATTTTAAACGGCCATAAAAACATAGCTATAACATGACCAATGAACGTCTTAAACATAAACCATATGTCAAACTGTTCCTTCATTCTTATTGCTAATATCACTAAACCAGCAATTAAAAGAACAACTCCCACCACTAATAGTCCTATAGGATTGGCGAATATAGCTGCTGTAAATAGCCATACTGAGGCAGTAACAGCAAGGGTAGCAGCCGCCGCAATAAACGTAACAATGTTATATATAATCTTAACTATATTTGTCGCAACGATAGAAAGGAAATTCAGCCAATTTGCTGAGTTCTCCCACGTCGTCACTAACGCAGAGTATATCTTTTGTGCAATCATAATTGGATAAAGCATAAAAATTGTGTATGCCATAACAACATTAAGACCGATACGACTTACTATTTCAATTACGCGTACAGCTATACTTTTTAGAGTAGCTAAAAAATCCAAAAACTTGTTGTAAAGTAACTTTATCCGTAATGTAATACCCCACGAAAGCTGACCATTTTCTACGGTTCTAGTAAATATTGAAGATATTCTGGCCTGAATGCTTCGATATGTAGCCGCGATATTCTTTTTACCAATAACGAGTGCTATTTTTTGGTATGTCTGGTAAATCTGAAGCTGAATCAACCTTGCTCTGTCTACTATTAGATTATGTAATTTCAATACTAAACTTGTCTCTCCTAGGACAAGTTCTGATTTCTTTATTTTGAAATTCCAACCAGTAAGCAAGAACAAAGCCATTTTGATATTAAATATTACTACATCGAGAGCGAGTTGAATCTTTGCTAAAGCGTAGCGCGCTAAGTCAGTAATATGCCTTCTTAACACAAAAAAGAGGCTTTCCTTCTCGTATGCCAGTTTTCTCAGGTTCACCATCTCTATTGTCAAATCTTGGGATAAAGCGAGCTTTTCAAGAGCATATTGTTTAGCTATAAGCCACGCTTTAACTTTTTTCACAATAATCGCATATGTATCTATAGCTATTTGTTTAGAATATAATATATTTTGCCATATGAGTGTACGTATACTCATACCTCTTACTCTTTCTTCAGCAACAATCCATGGAAACATAGCTTTTTTCGCAGAACTGTGGCGCGCTGTAGTAATTATCAAAAGATTTTCCAACGCTAGCTTTAAGTTTCCGATGGTAAGAGAATATAATTGCTGTTTTAAATCAGTCTTTCGTAAGAATAATGTGGTTAATAATGCCGCGTTATATCCTTGTTGAGTAATTGTTTGACGTACCCTTAGTGCTTCGTCTATTTGCTCAACTGTCATCCTCTTCATTAGAGATAGTTGCACAACGTAATTTAACGCGGCAGTTATAGGGAGCAACTTATTCATCAGGTGGAACGCTAACACTACCTTAACCAGCGTAGGACCCATTCTATCTAAAGCCGCTATGACAAATTTAAGAGGAATCAAGTAGACCTTAAATATTTCGATACCCAAAGCCCCTAACTGAACAAATCTATCTAACAAAGGAATAGCATTCTTTAATATTCCTTCCATTTGGTGAATACCCTCTATAGCTAATTTCTGAATAGCGAGCCCGAATGCGGTCAAGACCATGGCACCATCTCTCTCCACTACTAATATTTCCCTCAAAGACGCAACACCCTTTACCAAGGCTTCGTGAAAAGCATTCAAATATTGAGTTCCTTCATAACTGGCATCACGATATAAGAACATCATGGATATATTATTCTTAAGAATAATCATTTGAGCTTGAATCGACTCATTCTGAATCCTAACCATCTCATCCAATTGTCCACCTGCTCCAGCAGTTGCCTCTACAGCCTCAGTAAACTCATCTGAAGCTTGAACCAAGTGAACAAACGCAGTTGCACCACGCACGTTCAAATCTTCAATCAAAGTGGTCAGCAGCTCAGTATCATTGATTACCCCAGCTCCTAGGACGGCTGAGAAATTAGCGGCTATCTCGGTCAATTTAAGCATATTACCTTGCTGGTCAACAACTTCTATACCAAACTCCCTAAAGCGCGCTGTATTGTCTCCAATACTCTCAGCAAGCTCTGCTAAGCCCTGCCTAAGACCACGCCCAGCAATACCTGCCTCAAGAGCTCTATTAGTCAATATCTGTAGAGCCCCTAACAGTTGGTCTAAAGATTGCCCTGTAGTGGTAAAGAAAGGTAGAGCAAACTTAACAGCGCTTGCTAAATCTTGATATTCAATAAGAGACTTCTGAATAGCATACGCGAATTTATCAGCTACTATAGCAGCTTCATTCATTTCCATCTCAAATCCAAATAGGGTCTGAGTAACAAGTTTCGAAATAGTGTTGTGGTCTCCCTGTACAGCCATGGATAGTTTTAGGGTTTCAGTTAAAACTTCCATAGATTGTGAAGCAGATAGACCCGCTGACGCGAGCTGGTATAATCCTGTTGCTCCGTTTTGCATCTCTAGACCGAAGCGTTGTCCAAACTGAACAACAGTGTCTCCCGTATCAAATAGTTCGTCCCTTGTTACTTGGAACACCGAATTTGCATTCATTAATTCACGTTCAAATTCAATTAGTTCTTGCGTATTTTCATTTAATTTATAGTAAAAGGCTGTTAGAACAGATATGGATTCACGAAGGGCTTCAATGAAGTTTGTTTTTAATTCTACCACAAAGGCGCTAGTTCCTTCTACAAGTTTCTTTTGTATTTCTACACCCGTTTCTTCCACTTTATTTAGTTCTGCCTGTGCATCTGTTACCTCTGCCTGCGCTTTTTCTACCTCCGCCAAATGCTTCTTTTTATCAAAGGTATATTCCTCATCAGCATTATTTCTAACAGTATTAAAATGATTAAATTCCTTTTCCTGAAGTTTTAGAAGGGTCATTTCGGCTTCGGCAACTCTTTTAGTTTCTTTACCTGCCTTAGTTTTAACATCTGCTTCTGCTATAACATTTTCAAGAGCTAATTTACGCGCAGAAAAACTTTCCATAACGGCCTTTCGTTCATGTTTTGCCATCGTGGTGAAGTTTTCCATCATCTTGACATAGTCTTTAGCATCAGCTCTATCTTGGTTAACATTAGCAAATAGCTTACTCTTTACTTTAGAGCTTTTAATGGTCTTGCCCAATCCTTTAATAGCTCCGGCACCTTTAATAGCCGATGTTGTTAACTTTCCATAGGCTTTATTAAGATTATTAACAGAATTTTTCGCCGTGTCTTTTAAAAATTTGTCTTGTTGTTTGCCGTGCTTAGCTAAATTACCTTGCGCTGTGGCTAAATTATTTTTAGCATTTGATAGAGATTTCTGGGCAGCATTAATACTTTTCTTATTAAGGCTATTATACATTTTAGAAGCGAAGCCACCTATCATAGCTCCTGCTTGCGAAAATGCCTTTGGAGAAGGCATAGCTAAACCTACGGCTACTCGTGCCGCGAATACTTGACCAGCGAAACCCATTATATCACTAACTACTTATTTGAGATTTCAGTTCATTTACATTAGCTTCCACTCGTTTCTCATCATTTTGAACCATGTGTGATGGTTGTAATCTTTCATACTTTCTTTTCTGTGACAAATAGGCGTTATAGG